TGCCGCCGTGGGGCTGGCGGTTAATGCGCTGATCTGTCGGGTAAGAGCCTGCAGGTGTTTACCAAGCGCGGGGTATTCTTCCATCAACTCCTTAAGCTGCTCATCATTGAGCCCGGAATCATCAAGAAGACTGGCATCCACACCGGCATCCACTGCACGTTGTTTTAGGTCATTCAGTTCCTTCTCGAGCTGCGTGGCCTTTGCAGCATCGGCAGACAACTGTTGTGCCCGTTCTTCCGCCTGACGCGCCCGCTCGCGAGTGGCTTCCAGTACGTCATACGGAATAGTGTGCACACCGTCTTTAGCAAGAATTACCGGCTTACTGCCCTCTGCCGACTTATCACCCTCGCCCGGCGTCAGCGGCTGCGCTGCCTGCCCGCCATCTTCCGGTTTAGGAGCGGCTGCGGCAGGCTGTGGTTTATCGCCCGTCAGGATTGCTGGCACTGGGTCAGGTTTGTCCTCCGGATTGAGGTCATCAATGATTTCCTCGTCCGGCTCAGCATCAATCTGTTCCAGCTTTGCCTCTAACTCTTCTAAAGTCTCGGTACCTGTAAATTCAACGTCGCTCATATCTCACCTTTGCCTGTGTCGTCGGCTAACGAAAAGTACATACAAAAAAGCCGCTCCACGGAGGAACGGCTTTGCTGTGATGCACTGGGGAAAGAATCCCGGCGAGCTCCGGGCGGCGTAAAAACGCAAAAACCCGCTCAAAGGCGGGTTAAGGAGGTAGTACGGCTATTGTTGGGATTTTCATCCTGTGAATAGTGTATGTCAAGTATGATGTAGAGCAATACTCCCTCTGAAAGAGTATGGAAATACTACAGTTTGCCCTGAAAATGTCGTTGTTAAATCTGCAATTCATTATAAAAGGAATCGACTAATGAAATTTCTCTTCTGCCATGTTGGATGGATGGACAATTATCACGGCGCTACTGATGAGGACTACCCTCGAAAGGGAGGAAAATACAATGACAATTCTATAGGACATGAAGCCTGCAATTTCGTAGGTATTGATGGTTCTTTGTATGGATATGTCCAGGTTACTGAAGGAAAGAAGATTAATATAGGAAGGCTTGGAGCAAGACGCGGTGAATCATCTATTGGAGATATCACCGTCGTATGGCTGGCATCAGCCCCCAGTGGCGGAATTGTAGTCACCGGATGGTACGAAAACGCTACGGTTTATAGTAATTATCAGAAATTACCATCTCCTTCAGAACTTCATCGAAAAGATGGAGTTGAGTTCTACAACATCACAGCAAAAACGCAAAACGCATTTCTCCTGCCACCGGGTGAACGAACTCTGGCACTTGGGAAAGGAAAAGATTGGCCCGGACAGTCACCTCTATGGTACGCAGATAAACCACAAAACCAACCTTTCATTGAAGAGTTAACGAGACTCATTGAAAACAAATCACGGAAAAATTCTCCTCAACATCCCGATGAATTCAACGCTGCAGGCATACCGGAACTGGATCTGCTAAATACTGCTGCTACCGAAGGCAGAAAAAAATTAGTTACGCACATCCAAAAAGAACGTAATCAAACAATCATAAATCAAAAGAAAAAATATGTTCTTAACTCTACAGGACATCTCAGATGCGAAATCTGCAATTTTAGCTTTAAGGATGTCTATGGCGATATCGGAAGTGATTTTTGCGAGGTCCATCATATCAACCCATTATCTGAAACAAACGACCAGACAGAAACCTCATTAGATGATCTGGCTATTGTATGTTCAAACTGCCATCGAATGATTCACCGGATAAAACCAGCACCAAGTATTGATGAGTTTAAGAGTCGGTTTAGCTTCGGTGGAACAACAAAATAAAATCCTCAGACATGCTATTCAGGAGCTGGGGCTATGACCCCAGTTCACGTTTTGCCCCATTATTTACGAGCTGAATAATAAGTTGCTGCAACTGCTGTATCTGCGCGCCCTGCTGTGTGATCGTCTGCTGGGTCAGTTCCATCTGTTGCATAATCTGCCCGGTCTGGGCCATGGTTAACCCGTCGGAATACTTCTGTCCATCTGCTGAAGCCTGAGACTTGTTCGCGCTGGCCTGCTTACTGGCGGTATCCGCATCTTTGTTCTGAATCTCCGCTATCTGCTGTTTGAACTGCAGTGCCTGAGCAAACTCATTAAGCTTCGCCTGCTGTTGGGAGGCCTGCTTCTCTTCGTCGGTCATGTATTGCGGATCCTGCGTTCCCAGCGCGCGGCTGACGCGGTCAATAAACTCATCCTTGTTCGGGACTTCCACCAGTTCCAGCACCAGGTCGATAACTGCAGACTGAGCCTGTGGCGGCAGTTTCTGGATGATACCAATCAGACGATCGGCAAGCTGGGCACGGTACGCTGGCGTGGAGTCGATTGGTGCCAGGACAATACGTGCATCGAGGCGGCTGATATCGTTGGTTATCTTGCCATCGTCGCCCGGCGTGTTGATGGTCACCACCTTACGCCGCCGTTTCTCCTTCCTGTTCACCACGATGGTGTAGCTGGTCTTCTGCTTCAGGTCTTCCAGCAGATAATTCAGCACCAGTTCACCCAGCGCATTACAGGCCATCGTATAGTTATCGTTGATCTCAGCCAGCGTCGTCGAACTCTGCTCTACCAGGTTACTGACCGCTATGCCGGAAACCACACCACTGGTGTCCTGCCCCATATAGCTGGAATAGATCCCGGCGCAGTCCTGAATATTCTGGCGGTCGTACTCCATAACCTGCATCTGCTGAGCGCTGACGCTACTGTCCCTATTAATCTGTAACGCATCCGCTGCTTTGGTTTTGTTCTTACGATCGGCATTGAGGACAAACACACCGTCCGGACGGTTCGCCTCTTTGCGCACCTGCTCTGCGGTCATGTTCGTTGCATCGCTATCCATGATGACCTGCGACGCCTGCAGTAACCAGGTAACCTTCAGATGCCGGAAATTATAGCTGTTCTGCGCGCTGATCATCCTTGACACCAGACCGTAGGGAATCCCGCTCTGGTCTTTACGAAATCCCCAGAAAGGTACCAGCGGGAACATCCCCTGCGGCGCATCACACGGACGATCGCCCAGGTGATACGGCCCTGCCCACCAGGATTCGCGGATAAACGACACCAGACGCATTTCAACCTTCACCCGTCCGCTGGCAACAGCCACAGCATGAGCAATGTTATTCTTATCGTACTCAACCATTTTACCGGTCGGTAACGCCAGCATCGGGATCCGCTCATAGACGCGATAATAGATCACGTACAGCATGATGCGGTCGCGGCTGGTACTGAGATACTCTGTTTCGTTGCGGCTCCACGTCTGCCGTTCTTCCCAGCCACTGCGCAGATCAACATCATCACCATCAATGCGCTCAATGTCGTCAAAAGTGTCCCATGTACCGACGGCATTTTTCAGCGTCTCCGCACGCTGCGGGAACAGCATCACAGCTTCATCCAGGTCAATCCAGCGACGGCGGCGCACCCAGCGCGCATCACGCAGATCGGGCTTTTTACTCAGCCAATCCCAGTCAACTTCGTTACGGTTAATCTGCTCCGCGATGTAGCGCGGCCCGGTAACATCGGGGTTGCGACGAACCTCCACCCATGACAGCCCTGCTTTAATCTGCCCGGCATAGGCATCAGAACGGACGCGATCAATACGCATCTCCTGACACACGGTATAAAACTCAGCGTTCAGCGCTTCCGCCAGTTTTTCCATATCGTCGTTTTCATAGTTGGCTTCGACACGCAGATCCGAACGCGTTTTCGCCTCGGTACCCAGCACGGAGTCGATGGCCGGTGCTATCAGGTTCTGACACTCAACCGGCTGACCGCGCTCTTCCAGCACGGCAGCCACCTGCGGTGGTATCTGATCGCCGTCGTAATAGGCACAGCACCGGTTTGCGTCAGTACGCCAGTCCGGCTGACCGTCGATATCCCCCATGAGATTAAGTAACTGTGTCTGTGTGAACTGTCCGCGATGCTGGCGGTTCTTACTGATTTCGATAAGTTTCATTGTGTCATCCAGTGCTGTGGTCTGGTGTCGTTGTAAACGGTAACCGGGCGTGCAGGCATACGTGCCCGCATTTCCTGAGCAATGCAGTAGCTCATGACCTGATCGTCAAAGCAGCCTTCCTGCGCATTCATCGAGCCTTTCTTGTCGTAGACGTATGAGGACATTTCGGTGATGGTTCCCATCCAGCGGATCCCGTCGCAGTCTTCGCGTAGCAGGGTTTTCATGCCCTCGATGACGATGGGCTTACTCTGTTTGGTGGTCAGCCAGCCCAGCTTCGCTGTTTCGTCGTCGTTATCACGGTCGATATACTCTTCGGTGTAGATCCTGCTGATGGGGTAAATCTCGCGAAGCTTCTGGATAACCGCGTGCCCGTGGTTGTTTCGCTCCGGCCCGATGTACGCCGGGATCTGAGTTTCATATTCACCCTGTCGGACAATGCCGCTGTACAGGCGCCCAGCGTGGGCCAGTAGCATGGCAAACAGTTCCGCGTCCAGATGCCCGTACCAGTGCGCCACCTGCTCCCCAGTGCTCTTCTTCACCACGTCAAATGATGAGCGGTCGCCATGTTCAAGTCCTTCTGCGATATCCGCGCCGATCGCATAGTCGTCATCCGTGTCCGGCAGTTCCCAGACCAGCAGGTGATTCATCAGTGTTCGCTGGAGTTCTTCTTTGTTGCCGCCACGCAACGCCTGTACTTTCGACTTTTTCCCGGTAACCGGGTCCATATCGTAGACAATCAGTGGAGTGATACACCGGCCACCGGCGCGCATCGTTGCTATCGCGTCGAATACCCTTCGTCCGGACGTCAGGAACGCTTCTTCCGGCGTGGACGGAAACTCCTGTTTCATCTCTTCGCCCTGCGTCCGCTCTTTGCCGATGTACCATTGCTTCTGCATGTCGGTCAGCGTGATACCCATACGCTGCTCAACGGCGGCAAAATACTTCTGGTGGTACTTACTGAGACGCAGGCCGCCTGCAGGCACCGGTGCCTGATATTTCGGATCGTCATACCAGGGATAGAAGTGAAACTTAAAATCCTGCGCCGTGAGTTCGATACCCGCCTGCTCCAGCTCAATTGCAGCAGTACAGATAGAGTGATAATCCCCTCCAACACCCTCGGCGGTGGATTCGATAAAGATGATGCACTCGTCCGCCACGGCGTTAAGCGTACCGGTACGTAACTCCTTCGCCTTTGCCGGATACTTCGCGCAAATTTTTCCGTGTTCGGAGATGTGCAGGCGCTGGACGGTACCGGAACGAAATGACGTGGCCACACCGATACTTGAGCCGTTCCCGAACAGGATGAAACCACCATTCGCTCCGCTGCGGCGCTCGACGACAGAGAAGCAGGCCCGCAACCATCCCGGCAGGTTATCGAACGGCACGGCTATTTTGGTACGGAAAATCTCGCCTGCCGCCTGTTTATCCTGAGCGACGATCCCGCACTTCAGGTTTGGCGTGAACAGCGCCTGGTCCAGAAGATAGATATCGATGCTGGTGGAGAAACCAAGCTGGCGCGCTTTCAGAATGGTGTTCTTGTTGTGCATGTTCCGGAACAGACGGCGCTGTGCCGGTCGCATGCGAAATGTGACGAGATTCCCCTTCTCATCCTGAATTTTGTACAGGTTATTGAGTCGCCACCACGGGTTACTGAGCTTTGTCAGGATGAAAAAACGTTGCTCTTCCTCCGACATACCAGTCATGTCCGGCTCGCAATATTGCGGTTCACTCTTCCGGGAAGTCATTTATCCGTCCGGAGTTGCGCATAGCCTGCAGGTCAGCAACGATCGACATCATTGGTGTGGTCACGCCCCGCTTGTTGCTGGTAAGAATGTCAGTTTCGGCTTTAAGTTTGGTGGTAACCGCTTTGATACGCGCTGTATCAGCGATGATCTTCGGTGTGGTTGCGGCATACACGTCCAGTGTACTGAGCGTGCGCTCTATGGACTCAATACGACCGATATTGCGGTCCAGCGCTTGTTCGGCCTGAAGTATTTTGCCGTACAATTCGACGCGGAGTTCTACGGTTTCCGCCTGCTCCATATCAGCGAACATACGTTTCATTGTGCTGGTGACAGAAAGCGCCCGCGCCCGTGTGAACACCAGTTCATCAATGAGCGCCATCTCGCTGGCGTCATCCATCAGACCATCAGCATCGAGATACTTCGCATAGCCACGGTGTTTTACTGCGGCGGTGTTGCGCTCCTGGAATGCGTTGGTCGGGGCCAAAGATCGGGATCCGCGAATCCGTTTCGTTTCTGGCTGATCTGCGCAATTTTCATCGTCGTCAGTACTGCGCGCATCTTCGTCCTCTCCAGCATCAGCTCCGGATTCCTCAGAAACAGACTGCGCAGTTTTGCGCACTTTCTTTTGCGCATCAGATTGCGCACTTCTGCGCATTTTGATGTGGCGGCGGGCAGTGGCGTAGCTGATACCTTTCTGTTCACACCAGTCCTGCAATTTGATGCCAGATTTAGCATGAGCACGCTGAAACTCCTGCTCCAGCTTTTTCCAGTCAGTTTTCGCCATATCAACATCCAGTAATCACTATCGAGCGCCGCACGCGACGCTCTGGAGTAACTACTTCTATTCTTGAATAGGACGGGAGCAAGCACTGCTTCCGGTTGCATCAATGCACAGTAAGCCGGATTGTTGATTAAAGGTAAGCTCAGTACCGCCAGAAACCCTGACTGTAGACAGCGTTGTACCCGCGGACGTGGTGGTTTCCACAACTCTGGCACCAGAGCAACCGGACAACAACAGGCAGCACAATGTCACGCCAGTTAAGACGATTGTCGATTTCATGAGAATTCCTAACAGAGTTTTATGCTGGGTTTGAAAATACAACCCTCGGGAAGTGGTTAAACGTGGAGATGAAAATCAGATCGTTTATGCTGTTTTTAACGTAGCGAGACATCAATTATCAGCATTTTATAAATCAAAAATCATAGGTTGGTGACCACTGGCCATTACGCATTACTTCAGCATGACGGCTGGCACGTTCCGGCGTCTGTTTGGCCCATGTACTGTCCATCATCTGGGCTGCAGCTTCATCCCAGTCTTCGTCAACGATCGCTAAAAGCATGTGATGGAAACCCGCCAGACCCGAGACTCCCATCTGATAACCCATGCTGGTCAGAATATCCTCCCGCGGCTGATTACAATGAGTTAAGGCCTGAGCAATGTCATCATTATCAGTCATTGCCTCATGAGCTGCATCAACGTAACTGTAGAGCCATGCGTCAATAGTGTCGTCGTCCAGCGTAAATGTGTAGTGTGAAAGTGGCGCACCTGCCGGACCGAGCTTAAAACCCACGCCTGTCGACGGAAAACCAAGACTGTCAATGTACGGCGAAAATCGGACACCTTCTTCCTGCCGCAGTAGCGGTATAATTTCACTTTTCTGATTCATCGTTTTTCACCAGTTTATTTTTACGTAATTCCCACGCATCCAGAACTGCCGCGCGGATCCTGTCAGCACCAACGAAGCCAACAACCAGGCCCACAAGGGGCATCCACTCTTCGTGAAGCCCACTTTTTCTCATCACCGCCAGAACGCTGAGTGTTATCAGAACAGCCAGCACGCCGCCGAACAAAGATGACACCCATCCCCGTCCATCTTTCAGACTCGACCACAACGCTGCGAGGAAGGCGGTGATACTTCCCCAGGTTGCGTAGGCATGCCCGACTGCCCATGGCGCCAGCGATGCAATCCAGCCGAGAATACCGGGTTCTTTTTCGACCATTTGTGCTTTCCTTGCCCGGAAACGGGCACAAAAAAACCCGCACGATGCGGGTTATGAGAGATACAGCTATTGTTGGGATTTTCATCCTGACATCGTTTTGTGTCAACCATCGCGATTCATTTCAAATAGTTCACAGAGTCGCGTTGTCGCTGCACTGGCGCTGGCTGACAACCACCAGCGGCATTCATCCATCACAAACAAGTACATTTCAACCTGGCCTGTATTGCTACTGATGTGACGCACGATTTCCCGATGCGTCGGAGCGATATGTCGATCGCCATTGCAGACGGGGCAAGTACCATGCTGAGGCTGGTTAATGATTCCAGTTCCGCGGCAGCGCGGGCAATGAGTGGATGCCTGCGCATGGGCTACTACCCAGTTATTAATATTTTGTCTTGCTGCTGAAATTTGATCTTCGAGGTAACTAATTCGGTCATCACGTAATTCTTTACTGCGCATCTTTTTCAGCTTCTTCATACGTGTAGTTTCACGCTGAGCATATGGACCATACAGGCGGTGCAAGTGCTGAAGAGATCGGTGCTGACTGCTCAGTGGCCGATGAAACTGGAGGTCGACAACCGTCTGGCACATCCTTTCAACCAGCGGTATGTGAGCTAACTGGCTTTTAGAGCAGAAGGTTTTCGCCCACTTTGTGACATTGTCACGAAGTGGGCGCTCCTGCTTCTTATCATCCCTGTAATTCACCATTATCATCTGATAACCCACTGGGTTTTCACGCTCCAGTGTTGCCAGCATTGCCGCAATATCATCCCAGTGGATGGACGACTTACCGCCGCGTGGTTCCAGCTTAGCTGTCCGGGGATCGAATATTTTGATAGCCGCTTCTGTGCTCATTTTGATTCTCACTAACTTCATTTTAAACACTTTTATTATTGCATTTTTAGAAATCTAAATTTAGTTAATTGCTAGATTTGCAATGAATGAAAAAATTGATATGCATAATTTATGCCTGATATTTCATAATGTTATAGGTGAAAATTGAGATAGGTTAAGGTAACATTAGCTAAAGATTGGTAAACTACCCCAACAACTGATACTGTGTATATTAACAGTTGTATTGTATATGGTGGATATCACTTATGAATAAAATAGCCAGACTGCTTCTTACAGCTAGTTCCATAGCCCCCGTATGTATAACCTTAATTTTTATTGGTTATGTGGAAAAAGCGCGCTGGCTCATATATTCAAGTTTATCGATAGCTTTATTAAGCTGGTTTTTATGTGTTTTTTTTATTTATTATGCGAAAAAAAACCTTGTTGAGCTTAGTAAACAAATCGACTCAATATCACCAGCAAATAAAGAAGTAACTAATTATTTTTTAAGTTACCTATTCCCTCTTTTAGGTACATCTTCAATTGCAGAGTCATGGAAGTATGCTCTTTTCTTCTACTGTTCACTTTTATTTTATATTAGTTTTTCAGAAAATTATAATTTTAATCCATTACTTTCACTACATGGATATAAGTTTTATGAAGCAGAAGATGATACAGGCGTAGGTTTCGTTTTAATTTCAAAAGAAATAATTACTGATGTTAAAGATAAAACATTTCATGTTATTCAACTTACTGACTACACTTTTTTACATGTGAGGTAGTACATGCCATTATTTGCTATAATTGATAAAAACGTTGCCAGTTCTATCCTTAGGATTGATACTGATAAAAAAACTGATGTAACACTTAGTGAATTATTTCACGATCAAGCCTCACAATTTATGAGTCATCATAGCAACGGTATCATTTTCTGTGCTGGGTATAAACCCAGTTATGGCGAGCGATTTGAAATCGACAAATTCAAAGGTTCAACAGCGCTTTTAGATGCAGTAAAAAGGAATACTGCCATACCCAAATGGGATCCAAGTAAAGTAAAAATCGAGAATATCAAAGCGTTATTCATGCCAGTAAAAATAAATAATACTGATTATATTTGCTTACAGACCTTTAATAAAGGGCAAGTTCTAGATATTTCAAAATCTTTGTTCTTATCCAACCAGACATTTACTATGGCGAATACATCTGGATTCAATATCGATGATAAAGCAGTTGCTGTGATTGAAAACGATAAAATATACTTCAGAAGTTTTCATAAACTCAGAAGCATATTTAATATGGACTCTTATTTTGTTAGCGCTACAGATAAACAGGTTACAATGTTTAGCTGTCACTCAAAGTTTGAAGTTGCACCAGGTTTCGATTTAAATACGGTCGCAGATACCGTTGTAAGGACAAAAATAACATTAATACAAAACTCTAAAATATTAGAGACTGAATCCATATCAGCACTAAAAAAAGCCGCTACCAAAGTGAATTTTCCTTTAAAAACAATAGGAAGTGGTAAAAATGAAAAAATCGTAATGCCATCAGAGAAAAAAGACATTAAAAAATTATTGGATTTTTTGGAAGAAGATATTTTTACCGCAGAAATAAGCAAAAAAATCTACAAATCAAATTCAAAAAGACCATATAAATAATGATGAAGATCCATATAAATTTAAATAAATATGAAACTATAGGGATCAATGGGCATCGTAAGGTGCCCAAACCACGATATTATTATATGAATGAATTAACCCTCCCCCTTCTTTAGAAGATCGCACTTTACCATTTAATAATGGCATACTACTTTAAATAAAGTGGTCTCAAATAAATCATATTAACAAACTAATTAAATCCTCAATTTTACATTAGCCATCATCATTTCCTATGATTATTAAAACTAAAGAACTGATGATGGCCGTAATATTTTTTAATTAGCCGAATTTATCTCATTCATCACAACTTCATGAAGCTTGTTAATTAAATCAGAAGGTAATTTTTCTTTAACGTCACGGTCAACAAAAACACGAATAAAATATTTTATATTTTGATATTGATCTAATTTATCACCACATAATGCCAATGGCTTTATTTTATATGAACCATCAATTTCCTTGACTAAAAGTTTCACTTCCGTCTTGTCTATATCTTTGAATGCTGTATCTGTAACAATATCTATTGAGTATTGATGTTTTTTCAAGCACCCGTCTAAAATATATGATAGCTTTGTTTGGATGTTCTTTCTTAATTGACCATCATCTTTATATGTAATACTAACATTTGAAACTGTATGCTTGGCTTCATAGATTTTTGACCATGGAAGTCTATTAATTATATCATCCAGTATATCTTTATTTACATCAGTTGTTTTAGTAATATCGATCCATCCTGCAACTTTTTCGTTTAAGAAGTGATCATCACTACAATCTATATAAAATTCAGTTAAGGCTTTAATGCTATCATCATCTAAGCATGAGGTTTCTGGATCACAAACATCTGCAATAATCAAATTATCACTAGAGCCATTCTTCATATTTTCACATACATTATTTAGCATTGATGAAAAAGCTCTATTTGTTTTATGATAATAAACTTGAGAAAACAGACTAGACCTTGCACCAATGAACTCAGCAATTGAATCAATGCCGCTTTCTTTATAAGCGAGGCATACTTTACCATCTTCTTCTACAGGGACAATCGACATGAACAAGCGGTTATAATCATATATCCCACACTTGACACCAGAGAAATAGCTATCTCTTTGTAAATAATCCATCCTATCCGCATCTATCGGACATGACGATATTATTGATGTCAATAATGGCAAAATATCCAACTCTACTCCATCTATTTTCTGTACGATTTTTTGGTCATCATATTTTTTCTCTATAATTTTAAATACATTTTCTATATTTATTGAATCATCTACTTTCCCATTTTCTTTCAGTTCATTATATATGATATGGCAAAATATCAAAGACAACTGTTCGTGTTCAACCCTATCATTTCCATTTTTTAAAACATTAAGGATTTTGTGATATTTATTGTCCAATATATCAATCATCTGAGATTTACTTGGCATAAAACTCTCAAACTGATGAGACATCGGACCATGTCCTAGATCGTGCATCAGTGCTGCAAGCCTCAACTCTTGCACATTATGCTTAGGAAGCTTATTTATACTGCAAAACACATGTCCGTCATCGTATTTTTTGTTGTAACGTATAGCGTTAAGATGTAAATTTTTAAGTATTTCATTTGATAAATGAAGCACACCTAAGGAATGTTCAAAACGGCTATGCACTGCTGACGGAAAGACTTTATATAAAAAAGAGTTTTGCTTTATATTTCTTAAGCGCTGATATAGCGGATGACTTATAAAATCCATTTCTAACGCCGTCATACGGATAATACCATGAATTGGGTCAAGAATTTTTCTAGTTAAATCGTGTTCAATTTCCATAATTAGAACCTTTTTTATATCCAGAGATTTTATGTGATGAATCATAGGGTTGTTTTCACTTAACAATTTTCCCCCACTTAAGCAACAAGGTCAATACATTCTCTATATGTCCCCCATAATTATTATCTCTAGACCAAGAGCTCGCTGCTGTACCCTCAACACGTGTTCAAGCTGGCTACCATGCTTCTGCTCCCAGACGGCGACGTTGTCATGTAGCTCAATATGACAGCTTCGACACACCGGCATAACGTGGAAGTCCCCTGCTTTTGTGCCTGTTCCGCCGAATCCATGACCAATGATATGGTGCGGATCATCAGCGGGTGCACCACAACCACAGCATGCCTGTGTTTTGACCCAGTTAGTGTACGCCTGACATTCCCAACGAGGAATTTTCGGACGGCGCATGTACTGCGCCGGTGCGTCAGCATGGATCGTAATAACCAGAACCGGCGTATCCTCGACAGCAGTTGTAATTATTGCTAGTGGATCTGGCGGGTTTATTACCAGTTCGCTCTCGCGGTAGACAGATTTAATTGGCTCACCTGAAGGCATGCACAGCAACTTACGAATAACTGTGTCAGGGAGGAGACCAGCAACTCGTTTAACCAATGCCCAGCAACCCAGGTCACTGATAGTAACGATGTGATGATCGGGGTACCGAAAATGCGAGTGAATTGATTCAAGAATGTAATGCGCCGCATTTTGACGGGCAATATCAGCAACCAGCGCTGGAGGCTGGTCCACCAGCACACGGTCATGATGCCAGCACAGGCAAAGGCCTGAATGCTCGTACTTGGCCGTAGTAAGTTCTTGGTGATGGTATTCATCTGCGTCATGGTTCCACTGGCAGACATTAAACTTTCTGACCCAACTCTGGACAGTACCACCAGCCGCACGCAGCACATCGGGCTCCATCCAGAACGATGAGTACGCAGGATCTGTCAGCAATGGTTGCTCTTCCGGCAGTAAACCGGGCTTGCGCCCGGCCTCCATCTCTCCGGCCGGTGCAATAATCACCGGCCCATAGAATAATCCCATCAGTGAGCGGCCCGGGCGCAGAATGACCTGATTCAGTTCGCGAACGATGATGGGGTTAAGCAATACACGCATCGGCTTCCCTCACTGCATTCGCTATCCTCTGCCCAATCCAGCGCATAACCGGTACCGCCATGCTATTGCCCAGCGCTTTATAGCGTGGGCCATCTTTCGCCAGTCGATAGGCTTCTTCTGCCGTCAGTGCTGGGTTGCGGTGGCGTAGGTAGGCGTATTCCTCTGCTGTGATTTTTTTGCGGCCGGAAACAGGGATCAAAGTGTGATTATCGGGGAAGCCCTGCAAATGCTCACACTCGAGTGGCGTAAGCCGACGAACTGCCAGACTTTGATCAACAGCCAGATCTGTCGCATCCTTGTAGTCACGGGCCTTTACTGTAGAAGCTGTTTCATCATCAGCATACTCACCGAAGGCGGTCATTCTAAATGTGTAATGACGTGGATAAACAACTGTTCCTTCGAAACCACCACCTTTTTCTCGCGATTTCAGTGTGCCAAACAGTTCAATTCCAGCGTTCTGTTCCTCGTCTAGCCCTATGCAGACAAGTCCACTGCCACGCTGACTGAATAGTTCCTGATTGCTGGCTCCGATCCCGCCAGTGTTATGTGACTGATTCAGTGTTGGATGCGGGTTGGCTAGATTGTCCCAGTGGCTACCGACTTTAAAGCCCCCTCCAATAGTGAAGGAAGACTTTTCCCCCGCTTCTCGGCTCGGCGCAATATCCCTGCGCACGCCGTCGGACTCAAAAAGTATTTTGGCGGGATTGATATCCCCTCGAGCGCTTGTGATAACAAACACACGGCGGCGTCGTTGGGCCACTCCGAAATATTGGGCATCAAGGATCCGCCACGCGATTGCTCTTTTGGGTCCGCGCACATAACCAGCGTTCGCCCAGCGCTTCCCTGGTGGTTGTAAGCGACAGTCTTCGCCGGCAAGCAGTCCAAGGAAGGCTCCGAAAGCGTTATCTTTGCTGCTGAGGACTCCGGGAACGTTTTCCCAGACAAAGATTGCTGGCTCTTTTCCTTCTGTGGTGCGGCGCTCGTCAACTGCATCTGCTAATTCTCCATACGAAATTGTAAGCTGGCCACGCGAGCCAGAAAGACCAGCGCGCGCACCGGCAACAGAAAAATCCTGACAGGGAGTACCGCCGACGATGATATCGGGAGCGGGAGTGATACCAGCGCTCACTGTGGCGGCAATTTTGGTCATATCGCCCAGGTTAGGCACTTCCGGCCAGTGATAATCCAGCACAGCAGATGGGAAATCAGGGCCACGGCTGTAGTCGTGCTCTGGATCGAACTGCGCAAACCACTCCGGTTGCCAGCCCAGGCATTCCCACGCCACGCTAGCAGCTTCAATACCACTGCAAACAGATCCGTAAGTGATTGTCATAGCGCACTCCTGCGGTGGGGCCATTCAGCAGGAGATAACTGAACAGTGCTTTCACACTCATTCCCCCAGCAATCCCAGCCAGGCAGTTCATCGCGAGCGAATAACTCAATACGAGGAATTTCCCCCACCAGCCGCTGCAGCATTTCACGGAACACTGCTGGTTTAGCGCTATGCTCTCCACGTGGCGCCGTTACATGCTGGCATATTGAAGCATCCAGACGCGCTGGCAGGCGACCACGCACAGCAAACAGACAATCTTCGGAATTGGCCCGGGTGAGGTGGCCCATACCAATCGCGCTATTCCCTTTGTGCTTGTTCGTCTTATGCCAGGTGAACCCCTTCATCGTGACCAGACGAAAACCCCAGGCTTTCATGACAGCCAGCGCCTCTTCGGGCTGAGTCGGTACCCACCACATAGCAAGCAGACAAGATTCAGGGTTAGCCAGATCCCAGACAGGTAAACGGCAAATGTCATCAAACCGCATTACCGGATATTTGAATCCAGCACCTCGCTTACCATCTGCAGCACTGTCACGGTATGACCATGGTGGATCAGCATAGATAATCTGATACATCAGCAGATTCCCCCTGCACCACCAGGTGTGAATGGTATAGCGCTTAACTTTTCCTGCAGCGAGTCAGTATCAAATTTAACGTCACGGCTTAAGCGGTATAACTGCAGGTTCTTCAGATTAAACATTGCTAACCTCATGTTTTGTTGGTTTAAGTGCGCTGGTCAGGCGCGGTTTCTCGTGTTACTTCGTTCGTCTGGTCAGGCCGAACTTAGTGCGAATATCTGTAATGCGTTTTAACCCCTCTTCACGCGACAATGCCGGACGCGGTTTTTCAGTGAGTACCAGAATCGGCTCGGGGATCGGTTCTCCACAGCGCATTCTCTCGGCCATGGCGGTCAGTTCCCGGCGCGCACCTTCCAGCAATTCTTTTTCCGTCCAGCTGCTGGCACGCATACCGGCATACAGCGCAGTAACCATCCAGTAATGCGCCGGGTGCTTCCAGTCATACGCCTCCGGAGAGGACAAATACCCGCGCTGCCGACAGTAGTCCCGGACAATCTCGACCAGTTCTTCGTCAGAAGGCAGTCCGGCTATCCGCAGGCTCCCTTCCCTGCACCAGGCAACAAACTGACCTGGCGACGGGATCCACGGCGTTTCCTGCTGGCGGGCAATCTGCATTCCGGCGTTCACCTGTGCCATGGTAGTGATCCCGTTCTCGGCAAATGCCAGCATCCAGGTTCGACGAAATTCATCGAGGTCATCCTGGGTTTTGATGTGCGTGCTGAGTGCCGGGAAAGTGGCGCGTAACTGACGAAACAGGTCGTTGAATACCTGAGCGGCCTGCTCTTCACGCTGGGGGGGCTGAGCTGTGCCACCAGCCAGTCGGCTGAGCGCCCTGCCGTCACGGTTCTGTATTGCCTGCATCAGGTTTTTCATCCCAGCACTCCTTCAGCCCAGTCTGTGTTATCCCAGTCAAGACCGCCGGAACCGGCGCCAGTTGATCGGCATCCCATCTGTGCGACAAGATTGTCCCATTTGCGGCGTAACCCGGACGGGCTGAGGATGTTGGTGCTCCAGAAATGATGTTTATTGGCCCAGCGGAACACCTCGCAGACCTGTTTGTGCGTGACGTTTCTGGCATTGCGCAGCAGGCGAATGTCGTTTGCCCACTCAATCCAGTTTGGTTCGCCAAGGGAAGTGTTGATGTTGAGCGCGCGCTTAAACACATACGCCGCAGCGACCACATCATCCTGATTGCCCCATGAGCGACCACCGGCGGTATAGACCCCGTCGACCGCATCCGGATGGCGCTCAAGAAACCGCTTCGTCTGCTCAGAAATTGTGCGCGGACGATAATTTAAGATCTGTATGTTTAGATCTGTGTATTGATCTGTATAGAGAATAGGAACGGCGACTTCGCCAGACCCAGGGAGCGGCGCTTCCGCCGTTCCGGACTGGCGATTATGCGGTTCCGGTTCGGCGACTTCGCCATTCCCGTCTGGCGAATCAGGCACTTTCTTCTCCTTCGGACATAGTGTTGCCGGGAACAGTTTTTCGATAAGAGCGTCACCATCAAGGTGGTAATGTTTGACCTTATCGCCGTTGGCCGTGCGCTTGTTCGCCGTACTGAGAATACCGGCCAGGTAGGCCTTTGATAGCTTATCGACGACACGACGAACCTGATCGGAGCTGAGTTCGACCTCCTCTCCCAGTTCTTCATGAGTTTTATAAAACCAGCCGTCGTCACGGGTTGAATGCCCGGACCAGAAGATGATCTGGTTCAGAATTGCCGCAAGCTGATACGCCTGCTGGTCTCCGGCAAAGAAGCGCAGAAACTGCCTGGGGACAACCAGATTGTTTTTCTGCCCAGTCAGTGACTGAACAATATCGAATATTCGGCTCATAGTTCGCCCTACTGTCCCTTCTCACAGACAGGGACAGAGTTACCATTCAATTGCTAACCAAGTGCTGTTGGTCGCAGCACGGTGCCGGTGAAAGCCCGGCACGCTTAGTGTTTTTTATCGCTACCGTTGTTCCGGATAAGCGAATAGTTTGCAGTCAGGCGATCAAGCAGTGCCTGAACAGCAGACTCTCCACCAGCAGCGCGGGCCTGCCGGATGAGAACCTGACGTGCAATTTCGAGAGAACGGGCATTGTTATTCATCTTCTCCACCAGCAAGCCATGAGTGATCGGTTGGAAGTGCCTCGGCTTTAAGCGCGTGGCGGATTTCTTCGGCAAGCTCCGGATCGCAACTGGTCATCTGATAAACCAGATTCTCCAGCGCCAGGTTCATTACATCGGATTTATGAGAAACGCCCTGCTCCCGGTATTTACGGGCCACGGCATCTACAGCAACCCGACGAGCCGGAGTAACGCGACAGCGCATGTCTTCGGTGCGCATGTCATCCGGGGTTACACCGCGATTACGACGTTGCGGCAGACGTTCAAGGATGGATTTGGTCATGGTTATCTCGTGTATTTGTTTAAGGTTGAAAATGCCCGTGGTCAGCGGGATTTAAATGGAAAAGGTCTGACTTCATAGCCTTCGACCTTCCCGTCGTCATGCTCAATGATGGTAATATTTCTACCTACTTCTACAGCCTTTTGAACCGCCGATGGCTGTATATTCAACAGCTTAGCGATACGCAATGCACCGCCACGAACACTAACTATTTTACTGAGTGTGGTTTTTTTCATGGTGCCTCCAAAACCAAATTTACACCGATAGTATTTCAACTGCAATACTGATAATCAGAAGAAAGAATTTACACCCATGATATAAAATTGAATCATGAAAAAGAAAAAGACGCTCACGGCTGAGCAAATTGCCGACGCAAAAAGACTTAAGGAACTCTTTGAAAAACAAAAGAAATTCCTTAATCTTACTCAACAAAAAGCTGCTGATATTATGGGGATCAGCTTGGCTGCTGTTGGGCATTATCTGTATGGCAGAAACCCTTTAAATACAAAATCAGTCGCTTCTTTTGCCAAAATCCTTCAGGTGAACGTTGCTGATATAAGCCCTTCGCTCGATAAAGAGATCCGTGCACAATCTCAATCGCTCTTACATTCCCTATCTGAGAGTCAAATGCTCGAACGAGTGCCTGTGCGGCTTAAATTGCTGATCAGCGAAAACGATACAACATCTGAACCTATGCATGGTTTCCTTAGAATGGATAACACTCACCTCAGCGCATTTGCGGTACAGATCATTGGTACGGGTCTGTGGCCTCGCACAAAATCCAGCGAGTTTCTGATTGTCGAACCAGATTTAGAATTGCACCCCGGATGTGATGCTTATATTTTGTTGAAAGATGAGGCAAATCCATTAATCAAAATGTTCATGCATGATAGCGAGGAAGGCTATACCGTGACTGATTTTGTGAGTAACCGCCCAAAATTGCTCTATAGAGATAAAGTGAAAGCTATCTATCCGATCACGGCTATTGTTGGCCCGGACAGGTACTTGGATATTAAATAGACTACGTAACCTATTCAGTTTTTTCTCTTTTTATTATTACTCAATTCAAACGCATAAATAACATGGATTATTCTTCCATATTTCAAATGGTTATGAATATTCCGTGGTCAAATTCTCCACCATTTTTGTTAAGAATCCTCTCAAAGCCTCATTAAAATACTTATAAATCACTGAGGATTATTTATGTCTGATAACAATAGGTTGGATGCAAGATATCTTGTCCGCACTGCGGTATACGACAAAATCTCAGAGAGCTGCACAGAGATAATCTTAACTGCTAGCGATAAGCAAACTCTCCTTCTCAGAGCCTCCGAAGGCTTAGCAAAAATGCTTTCCGCTCAGGAAGCGACAGAACCATGGCTTAAAATCATCCCGATAGTATAAATTTATTTTCTTAACAAAATCAGTGTAATGTGTGTTTAAACAACAATATTTACACCGATAGTATTGATTGAGGAAAATGTATGGTTGTATCTTATTGCAAGGCGAAGGCCCTTGCTCTTTAACAACGTGGACAGGTCGATAGAACTAACAGCCCGAATGGGTTGCTGGTCTGGCACATGCCAGGGTGCTGACAGTACGAGAATCCCGGAGGCGGTCCTCCGGGTTGTGTTGGCTTAATGTGCAAGTAAGGGGATCACGGCCTTCCCACGTTTACGGACAAACCGCGCCGGATTGCGAAATGCGGTAAGAAATACTATTAGATCACAAAGTTACATCTTAAATTTTAAAAATACCCAGTTTTATACATATCCATTGCATCAGCAACGCTTACATCAAATAATTTTGCCAATGTTGCATAATTTGGCAAGGGAAGAGGCTGCAATGATTCTTGAATGATTGAGTTTGAATTATCAAAATCAATCAATATAGTCAGGTGCTTGATTTTTTCTATATTTAAAGATTTACTTACTGCAGCATTGATACCACTTAAAAAAGAGTTAAACTCAACAATTAATCCATCAAGTAGATTCAACACAATTTCATTTTCATTAACCAATTTCCTTAGTGTAATGATAGCCTCTGAGCTAAGATCAGCATATACCATTGATGCCTTACCTTTTTCATCAATATCAAGATGTTTTTCGAAATCACTCTTTATTTTATTTCTGGATATTATTCTCTGGACTAAATATTTATAATTCCCAACCATTGCATTTATTCTAGGTATGTTATTCCATGATTTATAATATGGCTGGCCATTTTTCATAGAATTACCTTTTGCAAGAAACACTAAATCCTCAACACCATTAACATCGCTGAAATAATGTTCTAAAACACCAGCGCCAAATATTCTTTGTATAGGGTCATCACTAATACGTCCAATAATTGATGTTTTAACCGAGACAAGAGACTGGAATGCGCTATCCATCTGAATTAAAAATTTATTTACGTTTTCAATTTTCTTCACATCAGCGCGCAAAATTTCTTGAGATTTAAAATTATATGATGCGATATAAAAACCAATAGTTGATGTGATTACTGCAGGAATAAGGGGCCAAATATAGTTTTTAATAACTGAACTTGAATGCCGTAAACTATCTATCGCATCAACCAACGCTTGAGTATCTGGAGACATAAATATATTCTCATCGTAAATAGAAGAGATTATACCTACATTTATTCAAATTTATTAGTCAATTGAGGCATGCACACCCATTCCGACGAACTAGGGGTGGTTTGTTTGGTGTGCATGCCTGAATTTCTCTAGGTTAGCATATAAAGGTGTATATAGCAGGGCCAATGACCAACCGGCCCCACTTCAATCGCCCGGCATTCTTTGCCGCGGCTGACAGGCTAAATGAAGGAACGGGAAACCATGCAGACGATTGATGAAACAAAACCAGTCTCAACCCTGCTGCTTACAGCGAAGGCTGAGACTCTTAAACTTTTACTGATTAGTGAGTTACGCACTCAACAACCAGCTGATGAGATCCAGGAGCGAGCAAAAAACCTCGCGGTCGCAATCAATACAGCCTTTGAATGCTTAACAACAAGTTGATTAGCCTTGTTTCTTCTCTTTGAAATGTTGTTCCAACTTATCGTAGGCCGCAATTACTTGCTCTGCTGTTGCGAGGCGATCTTTACGGATCAGCTCAATAACCACCTGAAGCGCTGCCTGCTGCCGGTTGGAGTAAGGGTTGGAAATTTCTTCTGACATAAAAAATTACCTTGTTAGTTTTAGGGACATACAGGGTACCACTACCGCCTGAAGTGGTTAAACAACCAGGCTCTCATTTCCTCTTTCCCGCTCACACCTAACAGCATGCTGATGCCATCTTCATACTCAATGGCTGGAAGGGCAGCGACGGTGCAGTTGCGGAAAATCACATTGCTTTCAAGTTAGGCCTGAAAATCATGACGCAGCACAGCGTCACCACTCACAACAAAGAGGTTAGCACCCTATGAATGGACAAAGCGGGACAACAGGCATGGCAGTATGTGCCGAACCCAAGCGTTCTGTAATCGATGTAAAGGTCAATCAGGTGTGGGATCAGCTTGATAGTCTTCACGGACGAATCAGCAATTTGCATGACCGCTTGATCCCGGTAGTTACCCCCTGCCCGGAAGTTAAAGGAAGTGGTGCAAGTGAAGTAAATGAACCACTTTCTCCACTGGCCGATGTTATTCACCGGTTCGGGGCATCTGTCGCTACTGCCAATGCGCGGCTGGACGTGATTATTCGCCAGCTGGAATTGTAATAGCAGCTGCAGTTCACCTGGTCCAACATTAAAACACTGGGCCTTTTACGAGGATGAAATATGTCGTTCTTTGGAAATAATGAGAAATCGCCAACTGAGGAAGAAATTACCCGGATAACCAGCCTGGTCAATCAATATCCGGGTAAAGTTTTTCAGGTGCTGAATAAAAAAATCAACAGTCAGGGACTGATGCTCTCTGTTCGTGAGGTTCCTGATGAACTGCTGACCGACGAGGAACGTATTTGCAAACAACATCGTTTGCGTCAGCATTAATATCATATCTGATTTCCAGCATCATGCCCTCTGGGGCATTTATCGACAGACTTGAAAATTCCAGTCGCTTTTCTGGCGACATTTTCCTGATTTTCCGCTCCGCACCAACGCTTACTTCATAAATGCCGCAATTCGGGCATCGATACATCCTGTAGTTGTCATGATCGGTAAATCTGTACACAGCGCCAGTATCGCAGAGCGGACACTCGCCCGTTTGTTGTTCTTCCATCGAATTACTCTCGCTTTTTGTGGTGACAGCAAGAGTACCACCTCGCCTGACGTGGAAAAAAGCAGGCACCTCACAAAGAGAAAAGCCCCGGCGACCAAACCGGGGCTATCCCAATCAGCAGCGACCAAACCGCTGATTACACGAGATACCAGACAAGGTTAGCAGTTTGAATGGTATTGCCCCTAACGGAGAGTAAGGAGCAGGAGAAATATACATGAAATCTCAGGTGTTAACAAAATCCATGGCGGCCCGTAACGCCCGCCAAACCATCTTTATCAATGATCCTTTTCGGCCTCACCCACGCTGCCAGGCGCGTTTTAACAAGCATTCGGAGCCTGTCACTGTAATGCCGCCAGATAGTCAGTTGCGCTGGCCGGTACTTTTCGCCGTAGTGTTGTGCGCCTTTGCGCTGGCCTTTCTCAACTTCGCAATGCAGATGTAGGTACTTATGCAAGAACCCGTTCATATCATGGTCGATAACGAAACGTTATCCGTTCTGCCCAACGCGCATATTGCTCAGGTTGGGTTAGTTCAGTTCGATCCACACACCTTCACCCCGCTCGCTGAGAAAGTCATTAGTATCAGCCATGACCGTCAGCCCGGAACGGTAATTGACGCCAGCACTGTGGCCTGGTGGATGTCGCAGGATAAGGAAACACAACAATCCGTGTTCTATGGCGAGGAAGACCGCATTTCCATTCGTTCGGCATGCTGCGAGTTCTATCGTTTCGTGCTCGACTCCTGTCGTCGTACCTGGCAGGAAGACGAGACGCCGGGCCTTAGTGATTTACATCAGTCAGTGCATATCTGGGCAAAGCCAGCGCGCTTCGATATCCCACAGTGGGAAAACGCCTTCCGGCATGCTGACGTTCAGGTGCCGTGGTTTCGCCGTAATGTGAATGATGTACAGTCGCTACTCAATGATGCCGAACGCAACGGATTTGTTGCCTCTTCGCTTAAACATCTTTCCACCGGCGTTCACATGCCGCTTAACGACTGTCTCTGGCAAATCCGACTTCTTAAGGCCATTACGGAGTTTAAATCCCGCTAATGACTGACATTACCATCCCACGTCTGGCGATGGTTAACAGCATTACTAACCACGCCATACGGCGTTACACCGAACGGCGGCAATCCCTTCCCTGTTTCATCATCGACGATCTTCTGCAGGCAAAACCCCTGACCAAGGCAAGACTGCGAAAACTGGGATTGCAGCGACGGCGCGGATACAAGTATCTGCGCACAACTGACCGGCTGTTATTCGTTATCGGCTACAGCCGCGTTATTACCTGTTATTTCGAGGATACAAAGGTTAGCACCTATGAAAACACTCGCTCAAAAGATGAAAGAGCAAGGCAAGATGATCACCGAACGCGCCGCCAGCGAAGAGCGACGCGGGAACTACAAAACAGCACAGGTATTCTGGCTGAAATCGACTGAATACCCCTGCTCAGAAGCAAATATGCATTATCGTAACGTTCGCGCTGACATCTGCCAGCGTCGAAGCAAGGAGGTGTCAGAATGACCACTATTTCTGACTCTACGGTGGCAACAGTTTTGGCAACCTCATTGCGCCCTGTTCGCTCCCAGCTCGAGCTGGCCGTCGAACAGACTGCCGGCATTTCCCGGGCATCTGTCGAAAGTGCCCTCGCATTGACTGACCAGTTAGAAGTGCTGGTTATCGAGCAATACAACCTACAGGTTGACGAGTTCAACGCTGTCGTTGAGCAATGCGAAGCACTGGATGACCGAAACACCACGCTGGGACTTCAGGCAGCAGGATTCGCTGAAAAGCTGGCTGATATGGAGTTAACAACAAAAGAAGCGCGGGCCGCAGAGGAAATCGCAAAAGCACAGATTGCTGTTCTGCAGGGTGATAAGCGACAACTGAAGACTGAGAATGACCAGCTCAAGTCGATGAACCCGGAACGCCAGAAAACACAGATAGTCAGCCTCAAAGAAACCATCGCCAGTAAAACCACGCTTCTCGACCAGCAAAAACAAGAGATGCGGAAGATCCGCGTCGAACTGGCCACGACGAAAACCAATCTGGCGGTCGCCATCCAGCAGAACGCCGAATTAAGTCTTGAAAACGAAGAGTTGCGGACACGTCTCCAGCGTATTGACGGTGACGTTGAACCTATCTGGTACCCGGCTGCCGACGACAGCGGTCTCCAGTTTTACTTTTACACCTTCGGCTGGCGACTGACGCTGGGATCCACCGACCGGGATCTGCATCTCGACCTGCTTCAGGATATTGACTGGCATATCGAAATTCGGAGCAACTCCGGCATATCCGTTCTGGTATCTGTTACGCAGTGGTGTCGTGCGCGGTATCCGATTCTTGACCAGTTCAAATCTGCCTGGCCCTCTGCTCTGGGGATTGCGTTAAACCGCAGGATCATTGAGCTGCTGGGCGATACCCACCCTCACCTGGTTAAGCGTACTGAGTGGGCAATGGCGACCCCTCTTAGCAATCTTCCCCTGCAGGACAAGTGGCTTGATCTGCTAAACGCCTCCGGTCTTTACAGCCTGTGGACTGTAGTAAGCCATACCCCGGAAGAACTCTCCAACCTGGTTAAAGGATTCGGCATTGCCACGGCGCGCCAGGTGCATGCCGCCTGCATGAACGTAGTTAAGGACTGGCAGGCTGAAAACTGGCCTAAACCCAACGCAGCATAAGAGGCATTATGAGCTTACAACACAAGACTGACGCTGAAATCATCGAAACCGCGAAGAAACTGGCTGGATATAGTGAAGCCGGTGCTGTACTGAAGGAACTGGTCAAACGCTGGCAGGTTCAACGCGAACTATCAGAGCAGCAGCACCAGCAGTCACTCACGCTGGCCGCAGAATGCGATCTAATCCGGCAGCATGCGAAGAAACAGTCGGATACCGTTTCCGAAGTAATTAAGTTGCTGTCAGATAACTCCGCCCCTGTTTCCCCGGTTACCCTGGCTGTCAGCATAGAAAAGCTGGTCCCAACCCTGATGCTGGACAACGCTGTTAACCAACTCAGGGCAACTGAGGTTGTAGATTTGCAGTCAGGCCTCGCCAATAAACTCTCAGAATCAGGCCGCATTCAGCAACTGGATAATCTCGACCTGATGGCGCTATCCCACTGCATTGACTCCGTCATATCACAAAGGCTGGCAGAATTGCTTTACCTGCCCATTGGCCCCGCCCCGGTGGAACGCGATGAAGTCGGCTACTGGACACACCCGGCAGCGGCTCTTCAACCTGACTGGGATGAAAGCACACCACCAGCCGAGATAACCGACTGGTTTATGTCACACGCTCTGGAGCAGAAGATTGTTACTCTGGAAGATCAGAACGATGCCCTGTACGAACGCTGTCTGGAGAATTTTGAGGCCCTGAATGAATGGGAGCCGATGCCGCCGGACGGTGATGGCTGGTTTCTGTTCTCTATCTTTGACAGCGAAGACGGCGTCTATGCCGAATTTGTCCGCCCAATAACCTCGTGAAAGAGGAAAGCGGTCGCGCTGCAGTCTGGGAACACAAAGTTAAAACCGACATACAGTAAACCATCAGGATGGATAGCGACCGTTTTCCCCATAGAGAACATATCTTTTTTCTCCCTAAAAACTTTTCGGCATTAGGGGAGCGGACACATAAATACCAGCGTCCCCCCTTTTTGATTCGGATATCTACTTGAGCCCAGCTACCAGGAGACCACTAATAAAAGATTAAGAATGACCTGTTCCTGCTTCCCCCAACTACTGATGAAAAACGCTCATACCTATAAGGTGCTCACTCATTACTGAATGCCTGGAGCGGACAAGTTTTTGTGACGCACATCAACTAATTATCTTCACAATGTTAATTTACAGAGTTTATGGCCGCGTTTATATGCATGTTATGGATAATTATATGGAGTTATTATGATTTCTTCGGTAAATCGTGTTAGTTTTGGTTGCATTGACAGCTTTAACTACCTTAACGATAAAGCGACACCTCCAGCATCGAAGTCAACATCAGGTCAAATCTGCCCTCAGACTGGTTTATGGAAAAATGAGTCATACAAGGTTGTTACAAGTGTTGATAAGGGGGAAGTGATGCCTCAGTACCAGGGACGGGATGTTGATTGGGAGTTTGAGCATACCGGTAACAATAAGGTTGGCATGTAGCTCGGCGGTGGAATCGCATAAATTATACTGATGTTTAAGTTTTTCAATGATATGACCGCAATTAATAGATAGTAAGATATAACTATCTTATTTTGTGCCTCATTATAAAAAGTTCAAAATCTCTTCTTTGTGCCTGTTCGAGTCCGTGCCCGAGCAGGCTTTTTTTTACATCAATTTTCGCAGCTAACATTTAAACACTACTGTCCCGCCCTATCGCCACCAGCCTGATTAAACTCCGCCGGAGAAGACCATATCCAGCGGACGGGGCTTTTGCGCGCTCTAGGCGGACAAAACACGAGATACAGACCATGCCAGATATCGTCTTCAATGAAGAATGGGTAGTTGAAACCCGGCTGAGCGAAAGAACTGGCCTCTCAAAGGGGCAAATTAAAAACTATCGTTTGGGAGTGTGGATCGAGGGTGTTCACTTTAAACATCTGACCGCATTAGGAGAGACCAGCAGCAGTAATGGTGTCCTCTGGTACAACTACCCCCGAATTAATAAATTTGTTCAGGAGGCTTAATGGCAGCATTACCGACCGGTGTAGAAATACACAATGGAAAAATAAGGATCTGGTTCGTTTACCGTGGTTCCAGGTGTCGAGAAATACTGCACGGCTGGGCTATCACCGCGGCGAACATCCGCAAAGCGGGAAATCTTCGTGCTGGAATTATTGGCGATATACAGATGGGAACTTTTGACTATGCCAGACGATTCCCTGAGTCAAAGACAATCAAAAAGTTTACCACCACACAGCGCATAACAACCTTCACAGAGCTCTGTGACCTTTTCCTTAAAATAAAAAAGCTCGAATTATCTGCGGCATCACATGACTCACTGACATCCAGGATAGATACCCTGCTTCGCATTGTCGGAGGCAGAACGCACATTGCCGAAATTCAGCACACCGATCTGTTGAGATACCGTCAGGAATTACTGACTGGTGAAGTTACATACAAAAAAGTGGTCTGGTTCAATAAGGAGGGACGCAAGGCTTCGACCGTAAACAACCTAATGGGCACACTATGCAGTATGCTGAAACTGGCTCACCATAGTAAGTTCATCACTCATGCCCCCTATGAAAATGTTAAAAACCTGAGAGTTTCTCAAAGGAATCCCGATCCGCTGCTGCTTCATGAGTATCAGGCTTTCATCAATGCTCTGCCCCGCCGGTTTGCACTCACCTGGATTGTTGCGATTCACACCGGTATGCGTCACGGCGAACTCTGCGCGCTCGCCTGGGAAGATATCGATCTGAAAAAGGGGGAAATACATGTATGCCGGAACCTTACGGCAAAAGGGCTATTTGTTCCCCCTAAAACTAATGCGGGGATCAGAACAATCACACTTTTACAGCCTGCACTCGAAGCACTGAATGAAATCCATCAACTGACAGCAAACCAACCCAAAACAGATATCGTTCTCCATCATCGCGAGTATGGACGGACAGAACAGCTTTCTGTCCGGTTTGTCTTCATTCCAGGACAGCAGTCGAGGGAAAAGAAACAGTACTTTTCTAAAAGGTCTTTTCCCTACAGCTGGGAAAGTGGCATGAAACGGGCAGGCGTTAGAGTGAGAGATCCTTATCAATCTCGCCATACATACGCATGCTGGCTACTTTCATCAGGTGCTAACCCATCGTTCATTGCCAGTCAGATGGGGCATGAGAATGCAAAGATGGTTTATGAGGTTTATTCGAAGTGGATCAGCGAAATGAATGCGGATCAGGTAAGCATGCTGAACAGCAGGATGCCGACCCAAATGCCCCCATTATGCCCCCAGCGCACAGCCTGAATAAAAAACACGCTGCAAAATCAACAAAATATAGTCAACTTGCTTAATTACTCTGCAATCGCGTGAGATCAGGAAGAAAAATGCCAT